AAAAAATTAGGTTCAGCTACAGGTTCGGCTATAGGTTCAGCTAAAGAATTGTGTTCACCTAAAGAATTGTGTTCGGCTATAGGTTCAGCTAAAGAATTAGTTTCATCTATATTATTAATATTTAATTTTTCTAATTTTTCTTTAGAACAATTTTCTATTTCTGCTTTAACCATTTTTCTTAAATTTTCATGTTCTACATCATTTTCAGGATTAGAAATATCATTATTTATAGATTCCTTAAATTCATTGCCCAAATATTCTTTTAATATGTGTTTAACTGGTAGTTGTTTTCTTATAGTTTCATTAATTGTATTATCTATAATTCTTTCGGCATCACGACGATTACGTTGATATTCAAATTTAGATATAGTATCATCAAATAAATAAGGATTTTTCCAGAAACTTCGTGCAACTTCTATATAACATAAATGAATAAAATGATCCACTTTTGGTATTTTAAGATTTATTTTATTTTTGTTTTTATTAAAATTAATAGATGTTAGTATTCGTGTATGACTAACAAATACAGCAGTAAGTAAATCTTCTAACCAATCACAATGAGATACTTCGACTAATGTATCATATTCTTTATTGATAACTTCTTGATTCCATTTTGGAATTTCACTCAATAAAATTTGAAATTCATACAATACATCACTCCCATCACATTTCAACTTACATTGATTATAAATATTCTTAATACCAACAAAAATATTAGGACTTATAATATTAACTAATTGTTTTGTATATTCAGTTTTAGCATCAACTAAAATAGCCAAATTTCCTTCATCCATTTTTAAAGGTATATGAGAAAAATATAATCTATCATATACGCATTAATCTATTTCTTTAATAATAAAATAACGTTCTAATATTTTTTCCTTTGTTATTTTATCATAACCTTTACATATAGTATAAGGTTGTAATTTTAATTCATTACATTTTAATATTTGTCTAATCATATTAATAGTTGGAAATTTCTGTTTCTCTAATGCGTTTTTATGCAAACATGTTAGTTTATGAGATTTATATTTTTTTTTTAATTTAGGAATCATTTCAACAATTTTATCATTAAATTCTTTATTTCGTAAATATTTATTATTTAATGTTAAATCAGTTAAATCTTCATAAGAACAAATATCTAAGTTTATAATTGAAAAAATCTCTTTAATTAGTTCAAAATTTAAATCTTTCATTCTTATTTAAATAATAAAATATTTAAATAATTTAATGGATTACGAAAATGAAATAAATAAAATACTTGAATCTATAACTTATGAAGAATTTGTACCCTTAAATGTTATTAAAGAAACACGTGAATATGTTATTAATACATTTTATAAAAAATTTATGAATTATGATAAAAATGTTAATAATCTTAAAGAATCTTTAGATATATTAGATAATTATGAATATGTAGAAGATATTTCAACTTTAAAAACAAAAGATAAAATAAGATATTTAAGTAAAAAATATTTTTACGATATTAAAGTTTCTCCTCATGTAATCTATATTTGTAATAATAATAACTATATTACTGTAGCAAATGGAGTTTACCACTCTTCGGTAAAAAATGATGTGCTAATTTTTAAATATATTGCAGATAGTGTCTTGGTTAAAATGAAATTAATGGAATTAATCCAAAATTAATATTATTTATTTTTATTATCCTTTTCTATTTTTTTTAAATAGTCCCTTATTATTTTAGTTGTATCATTAATATTCATTATATTGTAATTTTGTGCTATATAGGCACCAACTATTGTACCACCTATAAAAGATAAAAAATTTGACATATTATATAATGTTATTAAAAATTGATTGATATTTTTTAAATATAAAATAATTATTATGGATTTTTACATTTCAATTTACACTTTAAATAATTTAGATAATCTACTTGATAACTATAAACAACATATATTAAAGGATTTTCATAAAATTAATAATTTATCTATAGAATATCAGACATTTGAAAATAGTATATTGGAAAGAAAAATAAATAAACCTCTCATTCGTAATTTAAAACCTGATAAAAACAAATGTAATGCCTATATTTGGAAAATAAATTATGGTAAGATACAATGTAGTAATCAAAAAACTATTGATAACTTTTGTAAAAAACATCATTCAACACAAAATTATGGCATAATTAATTTCTATGATTAAAGTATATGAAATTAATTAATGAAGACTGTGGTTGTGATGATGACTATTTTTCTGTTATAAATAATTCGCCACTATTAAATGGAGAACAAGAAATGAACTTTAATAATAATTTTATTAATAATAGTAATAATGTCACAGTAGATAGTAAACCATTAACTAAACCAATTGTATTTGAAAGGTCTAATAATAATAATAATAATCCAATTCAAATACCACAGGTAGAATTAGAAGCTATTACTCAAAATAAAATAAATAATAATAATATAGCAATGAATAATAATCAACATAATAAATTAAATTTAACGGCAATGAATAATCAAATGAATAATCAAATGAATAATCAAATGAATAATCAAATGAATAATCAAATGAATAATCCAGTAATGAATAATATGTCTATGAACAATCAAATTAGGGATAATCCTAATAGTTTAAATAGTATGGAAAATATTAATTTAGCACAAGCAATTAATAATATAGAGAATAATTTAAATGATAATTCAGATAATACATCTTATAAAACACTTGCTACAAATTTAAACTATATATTAATGGTTGTTTTATCTTTAGCATTAAATGATATTGCTAAATTTTATATTAATCGTTCCATTAAATTTCAAAATGGTAATCATAAATACTATATATATTATGTATTAGGACTTGTTATAGTTGTTTATTTAGTAACAAGAATGGTTAACAAACTTAATTAAAATTATCTCTATAAAAAAATATATTTAAGTATTTATTAATAAACATAAAAAATTGATTTGAATTTAAAGATATTTATTGTTAATATAACAACAACAAAAACTATGACTATGACTATGACTATGACTATGCTTCAACAAATGCGTTCTTACTTGGACGAATCATCTAAGGAATCATCATACACACTTCAAGAGCTTAGAAATAATGGGATGATATATACATCATATTTTGATGATAAAAATAAAGCAAAATCTTATGCACGGAAATATTGCGATGAATCAAGTACTATTTATATTTATAAAACAAATTGTATTAAGATTTATGATCCAGTAGATGATATTCTTGAAGAAGAACGAGAAGAATATGATGTAGATTATTCACCTGAAAATGATTTTAGTAATATGACTGTATGGAAATATGGAAGTGGATATCTATTGATTCCACCTGAAGATAGTGAATATTTTGGAAATAAATATTTCCACGAAGGATGGTGGATTAAATCTCAAAATGGATGGTTCTTTAAAAAAGAATACTACCAATCTATAATTGATAATGGTGCTATTATAAGTGAAGAACACGAAGAAGATATTGAATATTCAACAGATCTTAGTACAATGACATTGTGGCGATATGGTAAAGGATATCTAATTGAACCTACTGAAGATAGTGAATATTATGGACAAAAATATTTTCATAGTGGATGGTGGATGACGAAACAAAATGGATGGTTTTTCAAAGCAGACGACTATGATTGGCTTGTAGAAAACGGTGCAAAATTGTCTGTAGAAGAAGAAGAAGAAGAAGAAGAAGAAGAAGAAGAAGAAGAAGAAGAAGTAGAAGAAGTAGAAGAAGAAGAAGAAGAGGAAGAGGAAGAGGAAGAGGAAGAGGAAGAGGAAGAGGAAGAAGAAGAGGAAGAAGAGGAAGAAGAAGAAGATGAAGCAGCTTATGTAGAAGATGAAGAAATTGATTTAAGCCAAATGTCAATTAGTGAATATGGAAAAGGATATATTCTTCACACTACAGAAAATGATGAAAGATATGGTAAAAAATATTTCATGGATGGATTTTGGAACACTAAACAGAATGGTTGGTTCTTCAAAGAAAAATATTTTGATGACCTTGTGTCTATGGGTGCAAAGTTTATTAAACCGGAACCAGTAGAATCTTTGTTTGGTTCAACCGAATTGAGTTCAAGTATAACAAATGATAGTTTTGAATATGTTCACAATGACAGTGAATTTATGACAAGTGATAATAAACCTGTACCTAAGTTTGTTAAATATGAAAAAGGTTGGATTCTTAAAGAAGATACACATTATATCTATAATAAAAATAACTATTTTGAAGGTGGGAAATGGAACCCATCTCTAAAAGCATGGGTTTTTAAGAAAAAAGATAAGAAAAAATTTATGAAAAAACATTTTGAAATTTAAATAGTATTTGTTGGTCTAAATTCAGTTATAATAAAACTGGTTAAATATTAAAATAGAGATATATAAAGTGTCGAAAAAGACTATTTAAAATGTTTTTTCTTAATATACTTTTGATGATAATCTTCCGCCAAATAATAAATATAGTCTTTTTTATCTAATAATATAGTTTTAACTTTTTTTTTATATTTTTGTTTATCTAAAACACTATTATATATATTTATATCTCTTTTATTATTATAAAACACTATTGATTTATATTGTGTTCCTTTATCTAATCCTTGTTTATCTAATGATGTTGCATCATGTATTTTAAAAAAAAATTGACATAATTCTTTATAAGAAATTTTTCGTGGATTATAGGAAACCTCTACTGTCTCAGCATATCCAGTATTACCTGTTAATACATTATTATAGTGGGGGTTTTTTAAAAATCCCCCCATATACCCAACAGTTGTATCATTTACACCATCTAATGAACTAAAAAATTCTTCTACACCCCAAAAACATCCTGCAGAAAAATAAACAACTCTCATTATGATTTAAAAATATTTTTAAAATGAAAGTTGTAATATTTAGCATTGTTAAAATTATAATTATCAATATATTTATTAGTAATAGTATATTCATATTTTAAAATGTCTCTATTTTTTATTACTAATCCATTTACAACTCCTAAAAATCCAAGATCATAGTATTTATGACAATTCCTACACATAAATTCAACAATATTAATATCTGTACGTTCAATATCACAACTAACACTATATGGTTTTAAATGTGCGGTTTCTAATATTTCAACAGGATATTCTGTATTACAAAGAATACATTTTGGTTCTTTAGTTTTAATTAAATAGTTTCTTAATGATTTTTGATATTTGCGTTGAGAAAAAAATCTTAAATTCATTTTTTTAAAATTAAATTTAAATATAGACATAGTTTTATGAAATAAAAAAAATTATTTACCTACACGTGTATTTGCAGAAATAACATAAATTGTATTTTCGGTAACTACTAAATATTCATTACCAACTTTATAAGTATTTTTAATGGGTGAAGTATGTTCTTCATTATTTTTGTAAATTATTTTTTCTCCATCAGCAGTTACAATTGATGCATTAGTTTTACATGAATCAATGTAGAAATAAAAGCAAATTGGTTTTGATACTTTAATTGACAGTTTAGCTGCTTGAGATAAAGTTTCTGCGCACGGCATCGAAATTCGGTTATTAGTACTTTCACTTGTTGACATTTTATAAATTTTTAAAACTTTTTTTTTTTGATTTTTAACCTTATTCAATTAATTATTTAGCCATATATCATCAATCAGTTTGTTTGCTGAATAGCGCGTTTTAACATTATAATCTAATAATTTACTTAAAAATACCGATAGTTCTTTAGATACATTTTCTGTATATTCAAATTCTCTATATAATAGTGTTTCAATATTAGTAAAGTCACAATGTTTCATATTTATAATACGCCCTTTACTATCAAATAATTCATCACTAAATTCACAATCTAAAGCCATATCTTTAGGGATTTTTCCTAAAATTTCATACATTTGATGCAAATGTTGTCTATCTTTTTCATTATTGCTTAAATCTCTATCAATATCAAATAAATATTCACCGGTTATTAATTCATAAGCTATACAACCCATAGACCATATATCAGCTTTTTCATTATAAAAAGGATTCATAATATTTTCAGGAGGTCTATAACTCCGTATCATTACTTCTTCATCATTATTATATCCATTTATTTCACTATTTCCTAAATCTATAATTTTACATTGTATATCACTTTCATCTATAATTAACTCTATATCTTTATTAACTATATATGATTCTAAGTTATTCTTAAATATATCTTTTAATATAATCATACATTTCTTCTTAATTTTACGTTTAACATTTTTCTTCTTATTTTTATCAAAATCACTATATTTTTCAGGCAAATTATCAGCTATTAATGTACTATATTCTTTTTCTACATCTAATTTATCAACAATATTAACTATTTCTTGAATATCTATATCAAGCTGCTTAATCATAATATTTTCAGGCTTAAGATCACAATGAATAATATTTTGACTATGCAATTCATCTAAACCTTTAAATATTTGAATTAATAGTTTTTTTAAAATAGATAAAGGTATTTTTTCTTCATAATAATCCTGTAAATCGAGCAACGTTACACCCATTAATTCATAAATTAAACAATTACTATTATTTTCTACAAAATTATCCAAAAGCTTAACAATATAATTATTTGATTTTAACAATCTGTTTATTTTTAATTCATTTTGTGAATCTTCTGCATAGTTCGGGAAAAACATTTTCATAGCTACAAATCTGAATTCAACTATATCATACATTAACCATGTTCTACAAAAAGTTCCTTTTCCTAAATATTTTAATGCCAAATAACGATTATTATACCATTTATATATTATATCTTGTGATACTTCAAATTCATCGTCAGAACTTAAAGATCCATCTGAATCATCACTATAGCTCAAGTCATCTGCAGTTATATTGATAAACTTTTGTTTCTTTGCTAAAGCCTTTAATAAATTGTATTTCATTATAGTTTAATTTTAAAATTTCTTTAAATAATATTCATTTATAATGAATAAAGTATTTATAGATATATAGTAATATATAGTTAAATGTTTAGACTAATAGATATTATAAAATATTTAACTTTTATTAGTTATATTGGGTTTATTATTTCAGGTATTTCAGGTTTTGTAGAAGTAAGTAATACATTTGAATTATGCAAATTATTAGTTTCATTAATTCTTATTACAAATGTACCATTACTGATTTATGTAGAAATAACATCTCACGAAAAAGCTGATATGAGAGTAATACAATATAGTCGTTCATATTCTCAATTGATATTATCTCTTTTGTCTATGGGACTATCTAATATTGGAGTTGGATTTTCTATATTTGGTTTAACAATATGTATAGCCAATTTATTATTAGGATTATTTGAGTGTGATAATGAAATACATCCTATTATAGTTAATTCTAATTCTCAAAATTAATCTTATTTAATTTTAAGAATAAATTTTAATATTTTATAATAGTATATGGGAGGATTATTGTCTAAAGAAAATGAACAACAAAACACAGGATTTATTGAATCTGTAAAAGGAAAAATAAAAGTTGTTAGGAATAAATTAGGAATATATAAAAAGTCTCAAGACCCACCTCAACAACCACCTCAACAACCATCTCAACAACCACCTCAACAACCATCTCAACAACCATCTCAAGACCCATCTCAAGACCCATCTCAAGACCCATCTCAACAACCATCTCAAGACCCATCTCAAGACCCATCTCAAGACCCATCTCAACAACCATCTCAACAACCAATTCCTATGTCTGGTGGTAGACGAAAAAGTAAAAGAAACATATCTAAAAAACGTAGATTAAAGAAATTAAAAAAATTAAAAAAAGCAAAACGATCACGAAAAAATAATAGAAAATAATTATTTGTAAAGTTTATTTAAAACTATTTTAATTAATAAAAATAATATGGAATTATATTTAACATATTGGTTTACATTTTTCTTTATATTCCCTGTAATAGAATGGGGTGCACATTATTCATTACATTTATTTAATAATAAAATACATAAAAATCATCATACTACAATAACAAACTATAATATAAATAAAATTAAAAAATATAGAATTGAATTATGGCCTATTATACCTATAATGTTATGCTTATACAATACGTTTTTTATTGGAGCATTGTTTTTCACAAAATATTATATTATTCATTCGTTAATTCATATATATCCTAATATATTGACTAAAAAATTAAATGAACATCATAATATACATCATAAATATTCTAAATATAACTTTTGTGTTACAAATATTTGGCCTGATAAATTATTTAAGACTCAATATAAAAAAAACCATTAACATAATTATTAGGCTAATATATATTATCAATATTAATCTATGATGGTGCCATTCCTTTATCTATTTTAATATTATCATTATATTCGTCTGGTAAAATCATATCATCCAATGCTTTACCTGGACCAACTAATGGTAAACATATGCCTTTCTCAATTTTAAATTCACATAAAATAGCTTTAGGGTAATTAATAAATTCTTCTAATGTTTTTTCTAAGTCTTCTATATTATCACAACTTATTGCTTTTATGCCATAACTTTCTGCCAACATAGTAAAATCAGGATTTCTTTCATTAATTGTTGCGGTATACCGTTCTTCAAAAAATAATTTTTCCCAAATAGATACCATCATTTGTGCATTATTATTCATAATAGCTATTTTTAAAGGTATATCATTTTCTACAACGGTTTTCATATCAGTACACGTCATATTAAAACTTGAATCTCCATCAACAACAATTACCATTTTATCAGGATTAGCTATTTTAGCACCTATTCCATATGGTAATCCAGCACCCATAACACCTAATGATCCAGATGATAATATTTTTTTAGGATAATGTGATCGTATATATTGATATGTTTGCATTTGATGATTACCTACACCATTTGTAAATATAACTTTATCTTCTAAATATTTAGTTTTTTCATATAATTTTACTAACACATTTTCCATAAATAACTTATTTGGTTGATAATTATAACTAAATGTATTCATTTGTTTCAAATCGTTAATATATGTTATCCATCCTAATCTATTTTTATATGTTATATGTTTTATAGCTTTAGTTAACCATTTTTCACAACTCATATTAAAATTATAGTGGCTATCAATTACCTTTTTTATTTCAGTTTTTTCTAAATTTACATGAATTATACCACCATTACCATTTTCATAGGCTTCAAATGCTTTTGGTGCATACTTTTCTATTAATCCAGTAGTTCTATCATCAAATCTTGAACCAATAGCAATAATGCAATCGGCATTTTGCAAACTATAATTAGCTGTTGCATTGCCATGCATTCCACACCATTGTAAAGATAATTCATGATCTTCATCAAATATACCACAACCATGTATAGTTGAAGTTACAGGAATATTTCCTTTTATAGCAAAATCACGTAGCAACTCATAACTATCAACACAACCTTGTCCTAAATATATGATAGGTTTTTTAGAATTATTTATAGCTTTTAATGTTCTAGAAAAACAAGCATTATAACTATTTATATTTTTAAAAAAATCTGGAAAATTATATTTTTTAGTATTTTCAGAATTGATAGCCATTAATGTATTATAATTTGACAATGAAATACTGCTGGATGCAACACATTTTGGTATATCTATATGAACTGCTCCCATTTTACCACTGTAAGCTATTTCAAATGCTTTATCAAATATAGGTTCAATATCTATAATACTTTTAATTTGTTCACTATATTTAGTAACATGTTTGCTCAACTCAATAGATGGTGCTTCCTGAAAAGCATTAGATCCAACGGCATTCAATGGAACTTGTCCAGTTATAAATACACCCGGTGTAGAATCATTTGTAGCATCTAACATAGGCGTAATTAAATTAGTAAAACCTGGACCACTAGTCGTCATAACAATTGCCTTTTTCTTATGATTTATATTTGATTTAGAAAATCCAGTTAAAGCATGTCCACAATTCTGCTCATGCGAATTAACATAATACTTAATATCACTCTTATATAATGTATCAATCCATGGCATAATACTACCACCTGAATATATAAATGCATTTGTCACATTATGCTTTTTTAAACACTTATAAAATATATCTTTGGCATAAATAATTGTATTATCTTCTAATTTATCTCTTACCTTTTGTTCTTCGGGTTTTACTAATTCTTTAGATAATACTGGAAATAATTTATTGTATACTGCTTGTCTATATCCTCTTTTTTGAAAATATCTAATATTTGTGACATATTTAAAATACATTGTTTAATAAATAAAGATAATAATTATTTAAATCAAATTTGTTATTATTTAATTAATTATTTAATTAATTATTTAAATAGACTTATACATAAGTAGAAATCTGGATATCATCATTCTACATAAGTAGAAATCTGGATATCATCATTCTACATAAGTAGAAATCTGGATATCATCATTCTACATAAGTAGAAATCTGTAATAAATCATAAAAGGTTTAAAATAATCTAATACTTTTTGGTCTTTATCGTAGTTATCAATTAATACAGTTGTTTTATGTGCATCTATTTTATTAGATTTCCGTAATGTATCCATTTTTAATTCATACAACATATTTTCTAATAATCTCATATGTTCATTAAGAATAATTATTTTTTTTAAATATAATTCATCTGTTTTATTTGATGTTTTATCTAAAACATTCATAAATTTATAAAATTCACTTTGTAAATTAGAAAATAATCCTTTTTCTAAATCCACTAAATTATTCATTTTATAAGTTATACTATTATTTATGATTAATTAATTTTTTTTTTTACGCAAAGCATTATTATTTACTATTTGAAAATCGTTTATTAAATTTTCCCATGTTACTTAAATTAAATTTTCGTAAAAATTTATTAGTATTATTATTAGTATTATTATTTTTATTATTCTTATTAATTTTATTAATTTTATTATTTTCAAGATCATTAATTTCGTTATTCAAATTATTATTAGTTCTATTATTAACACGCAATTCACCACTAAACCCTACTAATGTTAATAATACTGCTTGCAATCCTAAAATAAATATGATATACAATAACCCAACAACTATTAAATGCCAATTATATTTATATTCAATATCTGTTTTTTCTTTTAAATATTTATCTACTTGATCTAATACGAATTTAAGTCCAACACGGGCAAATGGTAATGCTATCATAAACACTAATATACCATAAATGACGCTGTTTGTTAAATTGTATTTTCTTGAAAATTCTATACATTGCCATAATATACCAAATAAAGCAAACACATTGATAAAATTTGACGATAAAAATGGTACAAATTCAGTTGGATTTAATTGATACAAATTTTCAAATAATGCAGGGTCTCCAATTCGTTTTAACAAATGTGCAAATGCGACCATTAAAGGCATGTACATCTTGAGTAAATGTATTTTATTAGAATATATTAGTATGTATGGTAATATTACTATAAAAATTAAATAGTATAGTAATATTCCTAAATTAGGTATTTTAAGGCATAAATTAACTAAATCCATATACGTATATAATATATTTTATTATTTAAAAATATAAATTGAGCTTATATAATGATATATGAAAAATACAAACCACTATATCTTAAAGATTATCAAATTCATTTAGATTTAATACATAAACTTAATAAATTGTGTAAAAAAGATATTAGTAATATTTTATTTTATGGAAAGAGTAATGTTGGTAAAATGACATTAGTTAATTCGTTATTAAATACATATTATAAAACACAAATTATAGAGAAGAATAATATTATTAAACTAAATAGCCGAGAAATAAAATTTAAATCCAGTAATTATTACTTTAAAATAATTTTAAATAATTACTATAATAAAAAGAATTTTGATTTACTTATTAAATATTTATGTGAAAATAATGCAGTGAATAATAACTGCAAATTAATTATTATAAAAAATATTGAATTTATTGATTTCGAATCTTTTAAAATTCTAAAAAATATAATTGAAAAAAAATATAATAGTATTCGTTTTATATTTATAACTTCCAAATTATCTAAAATTAATAATTTTATTAAAGGATTTTTTTTATTAATAAGAGTGCCAACACCAAGTAAACAGGAATTATTTAAATATATTAAAACAATTTATCCTGATATAAATAAATCTAAAATAACAAAAATATTAAATGAAACCTCTAAATTAACCGAAATATTTATGAAAGTAGAAATTAATACTATAAATAGTTATAATGATCCATATATTACTAAATCTACTAAATTAGTTAAATTAATTCAAACTAAAAAAACATCTAATATTTTAAAAATTAGAGAATTAATATATGATTTAATGGCTAAAAACTATAATTTAAATATTATTTATACACATATATTTAATTTATTAATAGCCAATAATTATGATAATGTCACAAAGATAAATATTATAAAACTATTTAGCAATTATAATAATAATAATTTTAAAAATATAATACATATAGAATCACTTTTAATAAATATAATGAATATACTATAAAATAATACAACATTTAGGTTCAGACTTACTAATTTTTTTATAATCAAATTTAATTGTATTTGTTATAGAAATACCATAATCTTTATTTGGAATTAACACGCTTGTACTTAATTTTTCATGTACTTCATCTATAACTGAACTAAAAATATCGGTTATATTTATATTTTCTTTAGCTGATACTTCTATATATTTAATTTTATAATTAAAACATAAATCGGTTATTTCTTCTCGACATACTTCCAACTTTTTATCACTTTTATTTCCAATAAGTTTAACTATAATATCACTATTGCAATAACAATTAATATTATCAAGCCATTTTTTAACATTTAAAAAACTTTTAGTGTTTGATAAATCAAACACTACCAACGCGACTAATATATTTCGATAATAGGATGTAATAATACTATTAAATTTTTCTTGACCACTTGTATCCCATATATTTAAAATATATTCATTATCATTTTTAACTATTTTTTTAGTAACAAAATCAACACCAATTGTCGATACACTATAATCCATAAATACATTATTTTTATATCTATTAAGAATTGAAGATTTTCCCGAATATTGATCTCCTAATACAATTAATTTTAGTTTAATACTTTTTCCCATATAATATTAAATTGATATTAAATTAATTAATATTTACACATAATTAGCACAAATTCCAAATGTTTTTCTATGATATTTACTTATGCCATTTTCTTTTATGGCGTCTAAATGTATTTTAGTGCCATAACACATATTAGTTTCCCATCCATATTTTTTCAATTCAGTATCTTTTTCTAACAAAGATTCAATATATTCGTCATGATATACTTTAGCTAATATACTGGCGCATGCTATAGATATATAATTATTGTCACCTTCAATCACACATACATGATCAATTATGTCATCATTATAATAATAGGGTTTAAATGAATTTCCATCTACCAATATTAATTCAGGAACTACATTTAATTTATTTAGAGCATCATGCATTGCCATATGTGTAGCATTTAAAATATTATATTTATCAATTAAAGTATTATCTATTTGCGCTACAGAAAAATCAATAGCATTACATTCAATATAATCTCGTAATATTTTTCTTTTTTTTTTAGATATTTTTTTAGAATCTTTAATTTGAATTTCAATTTCA